ACACGGCCAGCGCCGTCGTCGCCGGCGCGGTGATGTTGCTGCCAAACAGCACGTCACCGGTCGTCTTGATGTGCACGCTCTGAGCCGCTGCCGAGTACGCCCGGATGCCGCTCACGTCGATCTCGGTCCGGGCACCGGTCTGCGAGCTGTAGAGCCGGAACCGGCCGTCCTCCAGATAGACCCCGGGTAGGTCCGTCGCGCCCGCGTCGATCAGCGGCCGGCGTTGGAGGTGCAGCGCCGCCACCTCATCAGGCGTGAAAACCGAGCCGAACACCGCAAACTCGTCGACCACGATACCCGCCGCGTAGTTGGTCGAAGAGCAGCCGAGGTAGAAGTTGGTCAACGCCGGTGAGCTTCTGGCCCCGGTGTAGCTCCCGGCCAGCACTCCGTTGATGTACATGTAGTACAGGTTGCTGGCATAGTCGAGTGTGACCACGATATCTAGCACGTCGCCCGCTGCGAACGTCTGGACCGGGCTGCTGATCCGCGCCGCGCCTTCGATGTACAGCTTGAATGTGTCTGTATCATCGTTGTAGTACAGAGCCACGTCCGTCAGGTCGCCAGCCCACAGCGCGTTAAGCGTTCCCCACGGCCAGGTGACGTTGGCCGCGTAGGGCATTTGAACCACGGTGCGAATCGAGTACGTGGATCGGCTGCTCAGGAGCGACGCCACGTCGGGCAGGGACACAACCGTTACCGTCCTCGTGCTGGTGCTGTTGTGAGGACTGGTCGGGGTATCCCAGGCATAGCCGCTGCCCCTGTCGCCATAGCACAGGCTTGTAGCTGTCGGCATGTCGATTTCTACTTGACAACCGTCTACCCATAGCTCTTCGGTCACCACCCGCGACCTGTTGCGAATCCAGAGCCGAATGTTGGCATTGGAGCCGGTGTTGTTCGTCCAGGCCAGTGTTATCCGCTCCCAATCCCCGATCTTGGTCACTGATTGACTGGCGCGTGTCGCAAGGTTCGTCGTATCGTACAGAAGCACGTCGGCAGTATAATTGCCGGTACGCCGCAACAGGACTTGCGCGGCAACCGTCTGCCCGTTGGGGACCGCCGTGGTGACGTTCTGGTAAATCTGGCTCGTTTGGCCCACAGCACAGGTCAAACGGCACGACGCACTCCCCACTGCCTTGACCGCTGTGTCCCTGGTCCTGGACGCGCCGGTGCCGCTCAGAGTCCAGCCGTCGGTTACGTTGTTCTCAAAGATCGGGTTCAGAACGTGGTTCGTCGTGCCCCGCTCTATCACCAGGCCGCGTGTGCCTGTCCAGGCCCCGGCTTCTTGATGGAACGCCCCGGTTATCGTCGCCGTCTGCCCTCGGGTGCTCACCCAGGCCGTAGGTGATATCTCACACCCAGGCCCCCACAGCGCCAACCCATCCGCGGCGCTGAACAGCGGCTGCCCGATGGCGTTCGAGAACGCCGTGGCCACCACCGTGCCACTGACCAGCACCCCGCCGTCGACCGTCAACCCCCCGGCCGTGTTCCACGCGATCTGATCCCCAACCCCGATCCAGCCCGCGCCGCTGGGCAGGATCGACACGGTCTGGGCGCCGGCGGCGTTGTACGCCTGGATGCCATCCGTCGAGTCCAGGACGATCCGCGCCCCGCTGGCCGCCGTGCGGATCGTGTTGCCGGTGATGGTGATGCCGTCCAGGTTAACGATCTTGGCCGAGGTGATGGTCGCGTTTTTGATGTTCGCCGCGTTGGTGATGATCTCGTTTGCGCCGACGTGCACCGCCGTGATGATCCCGGCCGCGAGGTGGTCGCTGGCGATCTGGCTGAGCGCCGCGCTGTCGGCCGTCGACCAGTCGCCGGCATTCTCGCTGGAGTCGATGGCGCGCACCCGGTACCAGAACGTGGACTGGGCCGCGATCTGGGCGTCGCTGAAATCCTGGTCCACGTAGAAATTCAGGCGGCCGGTGACCGCGATGGTCGCGTAGGCCCCGGGCGCGCCGCCGCTGTCAGGCGCCCGCTGCACCTCGTAGGTCGCCAGGTCCGCCTCGCTGTTGGCCGTCCAGTGCAGCCCCATCAGCGTCCGGGAGGCGGCCACGCTCAGCCCGGTCACCTGCGCCGGCGCCGAGGTGTCCCTGGCCGTGGTGATGCTCCGCGTCGCGCTCCAGGCCGACGCGTTGCCGACCCAGTCCACGGCCCTGACCCGGGCATAATACAGCGTGTTGCCCAGCACCGGCAGGAACCGCTCCAGCCGGTCACCGTCCGCCGGGTGGCTGCGGGTGATGGTGTACCCGGCGAAATCCGAGGCGGTCGAGAGCTGCACCTGGTAGTAGCTCAGGTCGTCGTCGGCCACGCTGCCCCAGGTGGCCTGCACCCAGACCACCTGGTGCCCGTCGGCGTCGACGTCGACGCCGGTGGTCAGGTTCCCGGCCACGAAGGTCGGCGTTGCCGGCGGCGTCGTGTCGAATACCGTGTCGTCGATCTCCAGGACCTGGCCCTGCAGCCCGGTGATGGCGTCCATGACCACCCGGCCGCCGGTCAGCGCCGGCGCGACCCCGTCCCCCAGCTCCAGGCGGTAAAAGCGCTGGCCGCGCTGCCAGTAGATCGTCAGCCGCCGTACGGTCAGCGTGTCGTCGACGCCCCACGTGCCGCACACCAGGCGGACGTCCATGCCCGCCTGCAATCCACTCTTGCGCGTGACGACGTCGTACGACACCCGCGGCCAGGCCCACCTGGCCAGGAAGGCGGCACCCCGTTTGTTCAGTGTGCCGACGTCCTCGATGCGCTGGTCGGTGAGCAGCGCCGCCCGCTCCCCGTACAGCGCCGCGCTGGCCGCGTCGTGGTACCACTCCGAGAGCTCCTTGCCCTGCACCAGTACGTAATTGTACAGCGGCGTGGCGTTCTCGTTGCGCGTGATGGATTGGTACGGGAACGACGTGGCCAGGTCGGGGCTGTCACTGAGGTACCAGGCCGCCACGTTCGACTCGGCGTCGAAATAGTGCAATTTTTTCTCGGCGTCGATGTACCACCGGCCGCCGGTGAGCTCGCAAATCCGCTCCAGTGCCCGCCGCAGCGTGCACGGCTCGAAGGTGATGGTGATGTTGCTCAACAGCGAGATGTGCGTGCTGGCGTCCACCGCCGGGCAGTAAGTGGTGAACATATTGCCGATGACCGCCGCGTCCGCGTCATCGGTGAACGTCGCCGGCGCGTAGACCAGGATCTCCTCGATGAGGACGTTCCAATCCTGGCACTCGACCTGGATCCGGCGCCCGGGATGGCCCACGTCGAGCATGGCGTCCCGGACGTTCGTTACCTCTCCGGAGAACAGCGTCGTCGCCGGCGACGTCGAATCGTCGGTGACCACGACCTCGTCGCCTTTTTTGACGCTCAGCGTGGTCCCCGTGCGGTCGGTGAGCTGGAACGAGCACACGGCCGCGAACTCGGCCGCCGCCTGCTCGATTTTCAGCATGTCGCCGAACAGGAGCGCCGTCCTGTCCGTGCCGGCGATGGTCAGGATCTCGGCCATGTCACGTCACGAACCGCGGGATGGTTCGCAGGTCCAGCGAAGCCTGGATCGCCTCCGCCAGGCGGTAGATGTCGGCCTCGCTGCGCACGCTGTCCGGCCCGAAATGATTGTGGATGATAATCCCGCCCCAGCCGCGGTCGCCGGGCAGGCTGGCGGTGGCGCTGGCGCTGGCCTCGCTGACGGACGCCTCCGCCAGCTTGGCCGATGCCGATCGGATCCTGGCAATGCCCGACTCCAGCCCACGGACCCAGCCCTCGATGGACCTGCCGGCCACCTGGACCTCAAATACGGTGCTCGGCGAATGGATGCCCAGGAACCCCAGCGCGGCGTCCAGGGCGGCCTGCGCCGCCGCCCTCGCCGCGTCGACGATGGCCCCGATGCCGTTCCGGATGCCATTGGCGATTCCCTCGATAATACCCCGGCCCACGGCGCCCCAGTCGGTGTCCCGGAAAAATGAGATAACGCTGTCGATGATGTTCCCGACGATCCCCTTGATGGCCTCCCAGGCCCGGCCCAGGATCTCCTTGATGAGCTCCCAGGTCCGGTCCCAGATCTCCCTGAGCTTCTCGCCGAACCCGTGCCAATCGCCCTGGATGGCCAGCGAGACCGCGGCGATGATGTCCTTAACGTTGTTAATCACCACGTCGACGATGGCCCGGATCGTCTCCCAAGCCGCCCGCGCCGCCGCCATGATTTGCTCGCCGTGCTCCGACCACCACTGTTTAATCGCGCCCAGCGCCAGGTTGACCACGGCCTTGATGGCCGCGATCGCCGTCTCGATGCCGGATTTGACCGTTTCATAGATTTCCCTGGCCCGGGCGATGACCTCCTCGCCGTGGGCGGTCCACCACTGCTTTATCGTGGCCAGCGCATTTTCGATGAACGTCCGGATCCCGGCAAAGTCGCTCTCCCACGCCGAGCGCACCAGCGCCACCGCCGCGATGAGCGCCGCCCCCACGGCGATCACCGGCGCCGCGGCCGCCACCACGCTGACCAGCGCCGGCACGACCACCGCCCCGATGGCGATGCCCAGGGCGATCAGTACATCCTGCAGCTCCACGTTCTCCGAGATCCACTGCATGGCCATGTCGATGTACGGCTGCACCTTGTCGACGAGCTGCTGGACGAACGAGACGATATTCCCCAGCGCCGTGGTGATGCCCGCCGCCACGTCGGGCGGCAACAGCGTCGCAAGCAGCTGGCCGAGCGCATCTAATGGCGGAGTACCCTCCAGGAGCGACGTGAAAAAGGTGCCGAAGGCGGTGGCCACCGTCTGCAGGATGGGCACCAGGTGCGTCTCGAACGCCTGGATGATCGGCTCCAGGTAGGGCAGGAAGCCGGCCAACATGGTGAGCAGCGTGTTGAGCACCGGCAACAGTGCCACCCCTACCCTATCTTTGATGTCCTGCACTTGGGCTTTCATCCTGGCCAGGCCGGCCGCCGCCGAGTCCGAGACGTCCGGCATGGCCGCCGTGTTGGCGGCCAGCTTCTCGAGCACGACGTTCATCATGCCTGCCTGAATCTGCCCCTTGTCCAGCGCGTCCGCCTCGACGCCGAACATCGCCGCCGCCCGCTCCGTGGCCTCGGACAGGTTGACCTGGATGCCCAGGTTGTCGAGGATCATCGGCGAGAGCCGGCCCACACCCTTGACCAGGCTGTCGAGCATGAAGCCCATGTCCTGCCCGGTCGCCGCGCTCACTTTGGACAGGTAACCCATAGCGTCGGGGAGCTGATTGGCAAAGGTCGTCGATACGAGCTGGGCGGCCTGGTTGTAGGTGCTCATCAGGTCGCGCTGGCTGACCATGCCCGACGAGCCCCGCTGCAGCGCGGCCAGCATCTCGTCCATGCTCGACCCGGAGCTCTCGGCCAGCCCTTCGAAGGCGTCCCGCAGCCCCTCGACCGGTGCCGCGTCGATGGCAATTTTGCTCAGCGCCGCTGCGGCCGCCGCGGCCGCCCCGCCCACCACGCCCACGCCGGCCATAGCAGCCGCGCCCACCTTCTGGACGTTGCCGACGATGCCGTCGATAGCGCTCGACACCTTGGACTTGGCCTGCGCCAGGTCCTGGTCCAGCTTGTCCAGCGCCGCGCGGATGGGAACCGCGGCCTCGCCTAGCGTGGTTTGCGTCGCCATGTCCTGCTCACGATTGCCTGCATGTCCTCAAACTCTTTGCGCCGCTCCTCGATCGGCACGTCTTTCACCTGGCTCGGTGGCCGCAGCAGGTGCGCCAGGCTGGGCAGTCGCCGGCTCCGCATCAGCGCCGCCACGTGCCAGGCCAGCGACAGCATGCGCGCCTGCTCCTGCTCCATGCGCCACGCGGCCGCATCGATGGCGTCCGCCGTCTCGCGCGGCGTCATGTCCCACAGCTCGGGCGTCTCGACGCCCGCGCGCCGTGCCTCGGCCAGGAGGTCGGCCAGCTCGAACTCCCGGCCGTCTACAGGTTTGGGTCCGCGCCCTCTTCAGCGTCCGCGTCATAACCCAGAACGAACGCGATCGCCTCCATCAGCGTGGCCAGCGTGCGCGTGTAGCCTGCCGCGTCCAGGACCTCGAACGCGTCCCCCTCGGTCACCACCCGGCCCCCGGCCCGGCTGTCCCGGCGCGCCGCCTCCATGCCGACCCGCAGCAGCTTGACCGTCTCGGTCATGCCACACGCGCCCGTCTGGTATCCCTCCAGGATGGCCACGATGCTGCGTCCCACGGCTGCCTCGGCCTCGGCCACTGCCCGGTTGGTGAACAGGACCTCGACCTCGCGCTCGCCGGCGACGATCCGCGCGGTGCCCCGCGCCCCGAGTTTAGGACCCACTGACCCACTCCCCGTCGATCGTCAGTTGCGCGCTGATGGTCGTCTCGCCCTGGTCCGGCGCAGCCTTGCCCAGGTTGGTGACCACCGCCTCCGCCGACTCCAGCGCGACGTTGTCCTCGACGACGACCACCTCGACCTTGGTCCCGTTCCGCATCGCGCTTTGCAGCGCCAGGTACGCCGTGTCGGTCGGCACGTACAGCGCGTCCAGGCTCAGCGTTGCGCTGTAGCGCCCCGGATCTACCCGCTGCGCCCGAGAGTCCTTCGACGACATATCGATGGTCGCGGTCTGCTCCTCCATCGAGCAATCCCGCTGGCTGCCCACCGCCTCGCCGTCAATGTAGATGATGATGTCCGCCCCGTTCATCCCCATGTTACAGCTCCTCTACTGTGATTGTGACCGTGACCACACGGCCGTATGCGTCCGGCTCGTCGGCCACGATTGGCCCCGAGCACTCGCCAATGAGCCACACGAACCCCGGGATCACCAGCGGCTGCCTGTGCAGCAGCTCGCGCACCCGCTCCGCGATGGCCTCAACCGTCTCCGCGCTGCCCGACGCGGCCGCGAAACAGCGCACATCGCGCATGATCCGCCGGCCTCGTGACAGCTTCGTGTCAAACGGCGCCTGGCTCACCTCCCCCGCCGTCACGATGTATGGCAACGTCGCGTCGCCCGGCACCGGGTCCGTGGTGAACACCGCCGGCAGGCCACCGTAGGTGCTCAACAGCCCGGCCAGCGTCGCGTCCCCCACGAGCGCGTCATACAGCGGTTTCGTCCAGACGCTCATTTCCCCGCCAACAGCGCGAGGATCTCCCGCGCGTTCTCGAACACCGCCGGCCGCAAGTACGGCCGCGGCGGATGGCCCGGCCGGCGGCGGCGCCCCTCCATGACCGGCCGGGTCCCCAGCTCGATCCAGAGCCCATGCTGTTGGCCCTTCGGTCCCTTTTTCACCCCGACCCAGATGGTGATCAACCGCGGCTGCCTCTCGACGAAACTGGCCAGCATGTAGTTCGCCACGTACGCCCGGTACGCCGCGCCCCATTCCGGCTCGCGCACCGCCAGGAGCCGCCGGCGCGCCTCGGATTCGATGAACTTGCCAGCGATCTCACCATTGGCCACCAGCTCATCAGCCACGGCCTGGATCACCGCCTCCGGCTTCCAGGACCGCCAGATCGTCTGGCTCACGACCCCGCCTCCGTGCTCTCCGCCTGGCGCTCCAGGCAATCGACCTCCAGGTGGTGGCCGGCCAGGCTCGGCTCGCGCACGCCCTGAACCTCCACGTCCAGCTCCCCGCACTCCACCAGGTCGCCCCGCGCCACGTCGGCGCCGGCCACCAGGTAGAGCACGTGGCTGATGTCCCGCCCCTCCTGCGCCGCGACCTCTCGCTCCGCGCTGCTCGCCGGCCGGATCCGGCCCTCGATCGTCCCGATCTCGGCCCAGGCAACCGTCCAGCCTCCCTGGCCGTCCGAGATCCGGATGCGCCGCGAGACGGTGAACGTGTTGTTCAAGAGCGACTCGAAAACCGTCACGGCCCCTTCACCCGGTAGCGATTCAGAATATCCTTCTCGCTCAGGAGGAGCATGCGCGCCGCGCTGGCGCCCATCACCCCCTCGCCGACCCCGCCGCCCTGCTCGGCCTGGAAGCTGACGCTGTAATCCCCCAGCGACTTGGAGGCCACGCCCGGCACCCCGCCGGCATCCGCGGCTTTCAGCGCCGCCTGGTAGGCCCGGCTCGCTGCCCGGGTCGCCACGTCGACGACGTCCTGGGGAATGGTCGCGTAGCCGTGCGTGTAGGTCACCTCGACGACCTGCACCCCCTGCGCCCAGTAGCCGTTCCGGCGATAGAGGATCCCGTAGCTGCCGAGCTGGTAATCCTCGTCCGCGCCCTCGACGAGGGTCTCCCCATCCTCGACCACCGCGGCCACCGAGACCACCGGCAATTCCGGCAGGAACAGCTTGGTGCACCGCGAGGTGGCCACGTCGAGCGCCACCTGGTCGCCGGCGACCAGGTCGATCTGCTGCCGGCAGTAATTCCGGATCGACTCGCTCGCCTCGGTGATGGCCCGCTCGCAGCTCGCCACCTTGGCAGCGTCCGAGATCTCGACCTGCAGGAACGCGGCCACGTCGGCCACGGTGCAGAAATCAGCCACGTCCCTCCTCCCGGCCCCGCCGCACCCCGAGCGCGTAGGCCTCGTGCACGAGAGAGACCGCCATGATGAGCGCCTTGCCCGCGTCCTGAGTGGCCGCCGGCGTCACCCGCAGACCCCGCTGCTGCATCGCCGCCCAGTTGAGAGCCATGAGCGCCCGGATCCCGGCCAGCAGCGCCCGGTGCTCCTCGCTCTCCTCGCCGATGATGGCGTCCGCCTCCTCCGGGCTCAGCAGCGACTGTGCCGACTTTACCTCTGCGGTTAATTCGCTGATCGAGGTTTTGTTGCCGGCCGGCCGCTGCATCTTGTCGCCCTCCGGCCGCAACCGCTTATCCCGCTCCGGCCCCTGCCGTTTGCTACCTGTGGCCATGCCTCTCCCTCGTTTGTTCCGCGTACTGCGCGCGCACCTTCTCCTCGTCGCCGGCATAGCAGCGCACCGACCGCCCCGGCGCGATCTCAACCGCGACCAGCGGCCCCCTCTGGTCGCGCGGCCGGCCCTGCCTGGCCACCGCGTCCTGGCGCGAGCGGGCCGCCACCTCCGCCAGCCAGCTCGTCGGCAGCACGCACAGCCGCGGCTTGACCTGGTAGAGCGCCCGCAGGAATGCCAGCCGCGGCTCGCTGCTGTCCACGAGCTCGCGCCGGTAGCATTCGACGAGCGCCCGGCCGTCGTCGTTGTCGCGCACGAACAGGAGCTCCACGCTGTGCAGCAGCACCCGCAGATCCCGGACCACGGCCGCCGTCTGTTTGCGCTCCGCCGGCGTGCCCACGTCCGCCGCCGTCTGGCCGTACCGCCACAGCGGCACCGCCGCGTCCCAGCGCTCGAGAAAATGCCACGCGGCCGGGATCAGGCCCCACGGCACCCGCGTGCCCGACTGCACGATGAGCGTCTTGTCAAACGGCAGCGCCGGCGCCTGGCCGTACTCGATGCCCAGCCCGCCGCGCCTGGCCCCGCCCTCCGCCGCCTTGTCCTGTTTGCCGATGATCAGCAGCCCGTTCTTCATTTGCGAGCCTCCATGCAGCGGCAGCCGGTCACAGGTGCCGAGCACGATGTCAGTCATGGTGCTCCTTCTCGAACTTGCGCACCGCGGCCCAGGCCACCTCGCTGTCAATTCGCCCGGGGATCATGCCCTTCCAGCGACGCGCGTCGCCCGGGTAGTGCATGAGCCCGGCCGTCTGGACGCCCTTCGAGTACTTCTCGAACGTGTTCCACTCGTTGCCGAGCACGTACACCCGCAGCGGCTCGGCGTACATGGCCCGGATAAGCGCCCCCTGGTCGCGCTGGGCGTAGCGTTCCCACTCCGCCTGCCAGCGCGCGAAAAAGCGCGCGATGCGCGGCCCGCGGCCAAAGGCCCACACGCCGCCGTTATATTGCAGCGTGTGCAGGGTATAGATCCGGTTCGCCGTCTCCGCCAGCTCCACCTGGTTGTTTTTGCGCTTGAAGGCGTGCATCGTGTCCATCAGGTGAGGGTCTTTGCAGATGGCCATTTCCCACCCGTCCTCGATGAGCTGGAAGAAAAAACGAATGTCGCCGGTGACCTCCGTGTCGGCGTCCAGGTAGAGGACCGCCTTCCATTCCGCCGGCGTCAGCCCGTAGGCCTTCAGCTTCGCCCGGCGCCCGCCGATGTCCGAATCGGGCTGCTGCACCAGGATGTCCTCCGGCCCGATCTTCCGGTCGCTGCACAAGCAGATCGGGATCTCGGGCATGTGCTTTTTGGCGCTCTTCAGCAGCCGCAGCGCGCAGGTCCTGGCCGGATCCCCGAAGGCCACCACGTAGATCCCCCGCGTGCTCGATGTTTCCCCGGAAACACTCGGCACCGGCACCTCCTCGTCCCGGATCTCGATAGCCGGCTCAGCGTCGAGCGCGGCCTCTTCCAGGCCCGCGCCCGGGCCGCCCAACAGCTCCATGAATGCCTCCTCGTGCGCCCGGCACCAGGCCTCGACGGTGAACGGCTCTGTCACCGCCCGCAGCGCCTCCCGATCCACGTCGCCGCGAGCTGCGATCGCCCTGCCCAGGGCTTTGACCAGGTCGCCGGCGTCGCCCCGGTTATAGCGGTGGATGCCCAGGGTATCAGGCAGCTCGTCGAGGATGCCCACCCCCCGCGGCACCACCACGCTCACCCCGCAGGCCAGCGCCTCCAGCGGCGGCATCGGCCCGCCCTCGACGCGGCTGGTGCACACCAGGATATCGAGCCCCTGGTAGAAGCCCGGCATAGCCCGCCAATCGTATCGCTTGCACGGCACCGGCCAGCCCCGCCCCGAGGCGCGCCACTCGACGCCCTTGCCCGCCTTGCTGCCCAGCACGGCCTTGACCAGGTCCTCGCCTTTGCGCTTGTTCGCGTAGGTGTAGCCGGACAGGCCCGCGACGAGGATTCCCCCATGCCTCGCCGCGGGCACGGTAAACCGCCCCCGCTCCACCGGCAGCGGCGCCTGCACCGTCGGGCCGTACCGGCCCAGCGGCTCGGCGTACAGCCGGCACATGGCCACGCGCAGCTGCACCCGCTTTGCGATCGCGTCGTACAGCTTCGCCTTGCCGTTCCCGGGTGGCTCTTCCTCGCGGTGCGTGAAGAGCGCGCCCACCGGCACGTCCGGCCACGTCGAGCACATCTGCGCCTCGAAGTAGCCGCTCAAGTACACCGCGTCCGCCTTGGGGTCGGGGGTGCGGGCCAGCGTCCAGCCGCATTGTCCGCGCGACGCGTGCAGGTACCGCGCGAAGCGCGGTATCACGCGATCGTCGTCCATGTTCCGGCACACGACACTGACCCGCATTGCCCCCTCCCCTCACCTGATCAGGAGGATCAGCTACCGCCCTCGAAGGGCACCTGGATGAACGCGCTCGGCCGGATCACGCCGAACGCGGCGCGGAGCTCGGCCAGGATGGCGACCATGTTGCGGATAAAGAAATCCGCGTGGCTGTCGCTCACCTGGATGTTCGTCCGCTCGCGGTCCCAGAGGACCGCCTTGCGCCAATCACCCAGGACCGCGCTCCCGGCCGCCTTGGTCTGGCACTGCACCACCGGGTAGCCCCACAGCCGGGGCTGCCCCATGCTGAGCGGCCCGCCCCAGTAGTACCGCCCCTGCAGGTCCTGGAGCAGATCCACGGTCTCCCAGTCGGCCGGGTTGATGACCCAGGCCGTGGGCCGGGCCCGCCCGGTGACCAGCAGGGTGGTGACCGCCTGGCGCGAGGTGGTCAGGATGTCGGTGTTCCAGGCCTGGTTCAGGATGCCGGCCGTGTTGAGCACGCCGGTCAGGTTCTCGCCGGTGCCGTCCCCATTGAGGATCTGGTCCTCCAGTTCCTCGTCGAGGTCGTCACGCAGCTCCTGGTCCAGGATGCCGCGCAGTTGGGCCGCGTCCGACAGGGCCCGCTTGGTGGCCGGGATCCAGACGGCGATCGTCTTCACGGCCGCCTGCACCTTCTCCCAGCCGATGCTGGCCTCCGGCTTGACGCCCTCGACCTCGCCGGTGGCCCCGGTATAGTCGGTGACGTTGGCCTCGGCCACGGGGGCCGCCTGGCGCACCTGCAGCGTCTGGCGCACGAACTCCACCAGGTCGCTGGTCGTGGTCCGGATGCTGATGATGTCTCGCAACACCAGCGGGATCCGGCCCAGGGGCTCGTAGATCCCGGTATAGTCCGTCTGGACGAACGCGCCGGCGCTCGTGTCGTCGGAGCCGGTCACCAGGTCCTTTTTCAGCAGGCTGCCGAACTGGACGGCCGGCGACATCAGCCCCCGGGCCGACTCGGGCACCTGGCCGCCCGGCGCGACCAGTTTCATCCACGCCTTGAACTCCGGCGACTCCACGAACCGCTCGCCGATGGTCTGACCCCGGCCGGCGCGGCCGGCGGCGGGCTGGCTTTTCGGCGGCTGGTCGTTCAGGTCGATCCCGGCGCCCAGGTCCAGGATCGACTTGCGCAGCGCCTCGTCGCCCTCGGCCGCCTTGATCTTGGCCTTGAAGTCGGCCGCGTCTTTGGCCATCTGCGTGAGCTGCTGCCGCTCCTCGGCGGTGAACTCGCGCTTTTCCTCCTCGGCCTTGGCCGCGATGGCCCGCATGTCCGTGAGCAGCTTTTTCAGTTGTTCCTTGGGATCCATCCTACACCTCCAGTAGGTCGATTTCGATCTGAGTTCTCACGACCTCCGGCGGTGGCCCGCTCGGCTTGCCGGCGTCCCCGCCCGCCTCGCCTTCGTCCCCGTCGTCGGTATCATCGCCGCCGGCGTCGCCGGCGGATTTGACCGCTGTCGTGCGCGTGCCGATGCCCGCGCCCCTCGTGACCGGGCTCACCCCGACCACGTCGAGCCGTTTCAGGAATATCACCGGCTCGCCCTCGAACGTGCCCCGCTCCGCGTCCAGCACGTTGAATGTGTAGCTCCATTCCTGCTGGTCGCCAGTCTCTTTGACCACGGCGTAATGTTCCTTGCCGCCGGCCGTGTCCAGGAAAAACTTGCCGTCGACCACTGCCTCGTTGGCCACCTCGCGGATCAGCCCCTTCCCCACCGGCGGCGCCGTGTAGTTGTGGTTCCACGGCTCGACGAGCACCTTCTGCTCGCCGAACGCGCCCGGCAGGGTCACGTCGCCGTCCTTGTCGATGACGTTCAGCGTGGCAAATACCGCGCTGAACTCGCCCGGCTCGCCGTCCGCCTTGAGCTGCATCCGGCCCTGATACGTTTTTGTCCGGACTTTTTGTCCCATGTCGATTACCTCCCCCAAATGACCGAACACTGGCAGTGGGCGTTGTTCTCCGCCCCGCCCGCCGGGTCTCCCGGCCAGCGCATGCCATTCGAGAACCGCTCCCGGACCCCCACCGTCTCGCCGTCCATCCTGAGATGGAGGTCCCGCGGGTTGTTTGAGTTCACCTTCCAGGTTTTGGACCGCAGTCCCCCGGCCCGGGCTGCCTCGCTCGCGCCAAAGTTCGAGGCGCTGGTGACCGCGCTGACCGCCTGGCCCAGCGCCCAGACGCTGATGGCCGTCACAAAAATGTCCTTGACCGCCGCGAGCGGGTCCTCGGCCAGCAGCGCCTCGGCGATGGCCTCCTTCACCTGGCCGTTCAGGTACTCGCTCTGCACCTGGCTGTGCTGTTTCAGCCAGGCCAGCATCGCCTCCTCCGAGACCTCGGCCCCCAGTTCGCCGGCCACCTCGTCAGCCCAGGCCTGCGCGGTGGCCGCGTTCAGCGGGTACAGGTCCGCGAACAGCTCCTGGATCCACCGCTCGTCGTCCCACCACACCCCGCCCAGGTCGTCCTTGGCGGCTTTCGGCACCCGGCTGACGATGGCCGCCTCCTGGCGCCTGTAATGTTTGGCCAGGACCTGCGCCCACTTTTTCTCCCAGGCTGCCCGCATGGCCGGCCGGTGGCTGTCGATGCCCTCGGCGTCGGCTTTTCTCCGGAACGGCAGGAGGGACCGGGCTTCCGGAACGCTGTCCCGCGGCGAGGCCTGGCCGCCGATGAGCACGTTCAGCGGCGTGCCCAGCTCGGCCGCCTCGCCGCCCAGGGCCGGCAGGTTCTGCCTGGCCCGCGCCTCGTCCGGAGTCATCCACGCCCGGCCCACCGCCGTCTGGAATGCCGTGGATTGCTCTTCGAATGAGCCCTGCAGTTTTTCCTGGATGTTGAACTCGACGTACACGCCGTCGCTGTCCGGAAAATCGGGCAGGAGCTGCAGTTCCACGTCGCCCTCGATCATGGCCAGCCACGGGCCCAGGCTGTCCTGGTAGAGGTGTTTGTGCTGTTCCTTGATGTTCGAAAAGGTGGCGTGGTCCAGGATCCCGACGAGCGGTAGCGGGATGTGGTACGCGCGAGCGCATTCCTCGCGCGTGAGTTTGCGGCCCCCCAAATACTCGGCCTGCTGGGAGTTGAACACGACCGGTTTCCAGGTCATGCCGTCCTCCAGGACGGCCGTTGTGCCGCTGGCCTCCTCCCCGGAGTACAGCGCGCCGAACTCTTCCCGGAAC